TACTAAATTCCCTGAAGGACTGGAAACCCTTCTTGGAATTCCTGAGTCTATTACCTGGCGTTACATAAAATGGTTTCATAAACATACAGGTAAAGTACTTACAACTACAGAAACCATGGTACAACAACTTAAAGAAAAGGGATTGGAAGCCGAGATATTGCCCTGGACACGAGGAGTCGATAGAACTATATTTAATGAATTCCTTAGGGTTAAATCTAAAAAAGATATAAATTTAGTATGTGTAAGCAGAGTCAGCAAAGAAAAAAATCTAGACGATTTTTGTAAACTAGATTACTTTCATGCCACTAAATATGTTGTAGGTGACGGACCTTATAGAGAAGAATTAGAAAAAAAATATCCAGATGTCAAATTTGTTGGATATAAAACTGGTAAAGATTTAGCTTATTATTATGCCAATGCTGATGTGTTCGTGTTTCCAAGTCGTTGGGAAACTTTTGGTATAGTGATGATTGAAGCAATGGCATGCGGTACACCTATAGCTGCTTATCCGGTCCAAGGACCGATGGATGTAGTAGAACAGGGTGTAACTGGATTTCTAAGAAATGATTTAAGATTAGCTATCACTGAATGTTTAACTTTAGACAGGCGAGATGTAATGGATGTTAGTTCAAAATGGTCTTGGGAAGATGCATGGAATATTTTTAAAAATAATTTAACACCCATAAATAAACAATTATAAAGGAGCCAACCATGATGAGAATTGAATTGTCCGCATCTAATCTAGATATTAGTTTCGAATGTAAAGATGATAATGAAGATCATCTAGATCTTTTCGAAATGCTATATACTTTGATTCATACATTAGAAAAACACGAAAACGTTAATCTACACATTGTATCTAAAAATAACTTGAATGTCGATTGATTTTCAAGGCGCCCGAATCACCGGCGCAAGCATCGGCGGTACTATTGCTGCCGCTGAAGCTCTCTATTCCTTTTCCTCATTCACCTTTACCTCAGCCAATGTCTCGGGTAGAGCAGGTCCTACCTTATCCCAATGCCTTGCTAATTACAACACTGTAGATAATTCTTGGCTTAATGATATTAATAATTACAATGTTCCGGTCCAAGGTATTCAATTATGGACAGTACCTAAAACAGGCACTTATAGAATCAATGCTGTTGGTGCAAGAGGCGGTAGAAGTAATTCATCTAATCTAGAAGGTGGATATGGAGCTCAAATTGTCGCAGATATTGCTCTTACTAAAAACGATAAAATAGCAATAGTTGTTGGACAAGAAGGCAGAAGTATAAGTAACATTGCCGGTTCTTTATTCCCAGGTGGTGCAGGTGGGGGTGGATCGTTCGTTTATGACAACACAACTACCACATATTATGTTGTTGCTGGTGGTGGCGGTGGAGCAGCATCTACCAGAACAGCCCTATTAACCGATCAAACTACAGCACATGGAAAAGGTAATACTATTCATGGCACTAATGTAAATATTCAAGGTGGATTTATAGCCAGAGGTGGTAGAGACGGTAGAGGTGGAAATAGTAGTACTCGAAACCAACTTTTTGGTGGTGCTGGTGCAGGTATTCTTTCTGATGGACAATCTGCAAATGGGTTACAAGGAAGAAGTAAAGCAAATAATTGGTTAGGCGGTAACGTCAATTTCAATTCTCCCTATTCTATTCCGGGTGGTTTTGGTGGTGGGGCAGCTGCGGGCAATGGCGATAATAATGTAACATATGCTACCTATACCTGGGCAGGCGGTGGAGGTGGTTACAGTGGAGGCGGAGGTGGTGGTAATGGTGGAGCTAGTGATGGGCAATATGGTGGAGGAGCAGGATCGTATTTTATTTCTGGATATGTAAGTAATGTAACGGGTATGAATAACGGAAACGGTTACGTAACAGTCACATTTATTTCTTAATTGATCAACTAAGCATTTGACATGCTTATCTAAATCTTATATAATTATGTTATGAAAATATTCAACGATGTATTATCTCCAGAATTAATAGAAAAAATCTTTTCTGAAATAAAATCTAATCTTGCTACTCCTTCATGGGCAGCAAGTGTTTTATTTTGGGATAAAACCATTATGACTAATGTCGGTGCTACAGTATTACAAACACCAGCTAGACAAAATGGTGAAGAGATTCATGAACAAGCGAAGCAATTTTTTCCTGAGCATCTTAAAAAATACAAAGCTTATGTACATTATTATATTTGGACAAAAGGATCATCTATTTCCTTACATCAAGATAGTAAATATTCATACGGTGTCACTATCTATCTAAATAAGGAATGGATTATAGATGAAGGTGGAATTTTTATGTGGAAAGATAAAAAAGAAAAATCTGATTATTATAAAGCATATATTCCAAAATACAATAGTATGATTTTAAATGATGAAGACGAGAAACATTTAGTAACACCAGTGAATCCGTTTTCAAGATCGTTACGAATGACTATACAAATTTTCGGAAAAAAAGAATAAGCGAAATTAAGGATCGAATAATGGCAAGAATTACTGCAGAAATCGCTGCCAATAAAATTGGTAATAAGTATGATATGATTCTTATTGCCGCCGCAAGAGCGCGTGAACTTAAACGAGGACATGCGCCGAAAATGGCAACCAAAAATAAACCCATTGTTTCTGCTATTAGAGAAATTGAACATGGGTTGATTGGTCGAGAATATTTAAGAAAGTTAAGAAATGATAACTATCACAAAGGCAAATAAAACTGTTATTATTCAATCCAGAACTTTTGGTGGTTATCGTGTTTTTATGTATGATTCATATTTTGAAACCGAAAATGAAACTTATGTAGAAACACTTGAAGAAGCTAATAAACATGCTGACTTTTGGTTAACTTCAGATTGACCTTGGCATCTTTTTATATTATAATAAGGTTATGGTGTTAGTCGCACACCTATTTGCGACATAATTATTGGAGTAATTATGCTTAAAACTCGTGTATTGAATGTTCTTAAATCTGGTCGTCAGTTTACCCCTGCACAATTAGCAGGTTTAACAGGTAGTTCTCAGGATAGTATTCGTCCTCGTATTAGTGAGCTTCGTTCCGAAGGTCACGCAATCTATACCAACACTACTAAAAATGGTAAATCTGCATATCGCCTTGGTAAACCAAGCCGTGCAATGGTAGCTGCTGCTTATAAACAAGCAGGTAGCGAGGCTTTCTCAGCCTAATTTAAAGCTCAGTCTTTTATTATGAACACATTTGATTTTAATGATAAAGCAGTAATTAAAGAAGCCCGTCGCTTAAATCTTGTAAAGAAAATAGGCGAACGGCAATTAACTGAAGATGAATCTACCTTATTAAAAGCATTTACTAAATGGGAATATCAGCTTAAGAAAGAAAAACTTGCAACTTTACCTGAAAGTAAATTAAAGAAACTAAAGGAAAAGCATGATGCAAGTTATCGCAAACGAAAAGCTGATCCATTAAAGTTTGGTAAAATGGAACATTCTGCTCTTAAAACTAGAGCAAAGACCAAAAATTTAAAATTTGATCTTTCTCCTGAGTATATTCAAAAGAAGTTTGAAGAATGCGACGGAAAATGTACTATTACTAAAATTCTCTTTAGTATGGAAATGGGGACAAAAGGTAAGCGAAACCCTTTTAGACCCAGTGTAGATCGTATAAATTCAAATAAAGGATATATCAAAGGTAACATTCAAGTAGTGCTCGCAATAGTAAATACAATGAAGATGGATTATACCAATGATATACTACATCCCGTAGTAACGGCCTGGGCAGCAAATATCTAGAACAAAGAGCCGGTAAATCCGGCTCTAACCATGTATTAGGCTTCTATAAATATAAAATAAGGAGCAATCATGGCAGTTACTTTTTTTCCTAAGAATTACGCTGAAGTGGCGAGTACTCCTGCATATAAAAAATATGTAGAAGATTATTTTAAATTATTCAATTATTTTGAACAGAAATATCCGAAAGTACTATTACCTTTTGCTTTAGATATTGCAAAACCTAGTATGGTAAAAATTACCAGGGGAGTAAGCCCTTTAGATTTAAATTTACTCAAAACTACTTTAAAAATAAAGTTATCATTAAAATTTGGTGAAGGATCTCGGAATAAAGGTACAGCTAATGTCAAAGTAAATAGAGGAAATCAATTTGAACAAAATATGGTTGATGCTTTAAATAAATATATACAAGGTGAATCTATAACCAATGCATCCTACGCCAAATTTATAAAAGAATTTGTAGAATATTATAAACTGACTAAAATAGATGAAGTAAAATCAGTAGGAGAACTTAATCAAAAAAGGCCTTTACAATTTACGAATTCCGGGGTGTTTATAGGTACTACAGGTGATCCTAAAATAGGAGATATAGTAACAGATATAAACGTACAACCTAAAAACCACAAAATTATATACTTATCACTTAAATTTGGTAAAAAAGTAACCTTTGCAAACCCAGGTGTTGCAACCTTATTTCCCGAAAAAGATTTTAAACAAAATAAATTTAACAATCCCAAAGCTCACGTCTTAATGGATATGTTTGGAATGAGTGAAGCTAAATTTATAGCAACCTTTGAAGCTTACAGTGCAGGTAAGATGTTTAAAGAAACTGAAAATTCGTTCGGTAAGATTAATAAAACTGCACTACAGAGTTTTATTAAAAGCGGAGTGGGATACGGTTATCACATGGTCCATTTACTTGGATCAAATATCAAACACAAAGAGATGACTAAATCTTATTTGGATCAGGCTTCTATGCCTAAATCCTGTACGGTTTTTTATGGTGGTTTAGGTTCAAGCGCTGCCGGTAAAAGAGTAGATATTATTGTAGAAACTAATGCATATAAACTACAATTTAATCTTAGATCAAAATCGGGCGGATTATATCCCACTCATTTAATGATAGATTACGAATACATCTAATGATCACTTTTAAATCAACACTATTGGAACAAGATAATACGAATGAGCAATTAGCTCATTTGGATCATCCTTATCAAATGCACGTGCTCTATGGTAAGCACGGTGCCGAGTCTGCTATTAGAGATCTAAGAGCAGCTCATGAATATTTCAAAACGGGAAAATCAACAAAGGTAACCACATCTCGTAAAGTGGATGGTGGAGTCAGTGTGATAATGAAAAATCATCCTACATTCGGTTTTTCAGTCGCAACAAAGTCAGCTTTTAACGTAAATCCAAAGATAAATTATTCTGAAGAAGATATTAATAAAAATCATGGTCATGCTCCAGGTTTAGCAGCTGCGTTAAAACATGTTCTGAAACATGGTAAGGATTTGGTTAAACCAGGACATACTGTTCAGGGTGATTTGCTTTATACCAATGACGAAAAGAAAAGTACACCCGGTGACCCAAAGGTAACGGATCATGTATCATCAACACCAAATAGAATTGAATATAAACATACTGGCAAACCAAAGAAATTCGGTATAGCACTACACACCGAGTATGAAGGTAACAGTGCCAAATCCGGCGTGTCATCCAAGGCTATCAATCCTTCAAGAAATGTCTTTATTGCTGATACATCATATGAACCTAAAGCAACACATTACGAGCAACAACATCAAAATCTATCTGAAAAACATTTGGCTGCAGCAGAAGAAATATTAAAAAAGAATCCAAGTCATTTTGACATCTCTAAAGAACATAGAGAACATTTACTCACATATATGAATTCTTTAAGATCGGAAGCTGGTCCGATAGCTTCTCCCACGCACGAAGGCTACAAAGAGCATTTAAAAAGAATTATGGAAAAAAGACAGGCAGCTGTCAAAACAGAAAAGTCAAAAGCGGAAAAAGGTGCAGCGTTTCAACATATGATGAATGAAGTAGATAGAGATAAACCTAAATTTAAATCTATATTTGACTTTCATAATCATATTAATAAAGTGACCGAAGCATTAACGTCTACTTTACATCACAATAAACCAAGTAATTTTACTACGCACATTGATGGTTCACCTAGTACCGATGAAGGAATAGTAGTTGCTGATAAGAAAACTAGAAACATTCGTTTTAAATTAGTTCCTAATCGTATAGCTTCAGCACTTAAATATAATCCTCGATTTCCTAAAAGAGTATAATTATCATTAGGATACATAGAGAAGTATAACACCGTGTCAATACTATGTCTATAAAAAACATCAAAGAAAAAGAGCTTTTGATTAACTTGTCCAAAATTTTTACTGTGGTTCTGTTCAAATTTGAATTTTAATAAATAAATAATACTTGTAACAAGACTATATTCTAATGGAAAAAACCGCTGTAGTAGCCTGGGGTAGAGCTAATCCGCCCACAATTGGACATCAAAAATTGTTCGACAAAACCATTGAACACGCAAAAAGTGTCGGTGGAGCTCCTCACATCTATGTATCCCATTCGCAGGATGCCAAGAAAAATCCTTTATCTGCTTCTGAAAAAGTAGGTTTGATTAAAAAAGCCTACAAAAACCATAGCAATCTGAGTGTCAGATCATCTAGCAAAGAATCTCCAAGCATATTACACATAGCTAAAAAGCTACACGGTGAGGGATATCATCATTTGCATGTGGTCGCTGGATCAGATAGAGTAGAAGAATACCATAATCTATTACATAAATACAACAATAAACCAGACCATTATAGTTTCAAATCCATTAAGGTAGTGTCAGCGGGGCACAGAGATCCGGATGCAGAGGGTGCGGAAGGTATGTCTGCATCCAAACTACGTTCCCATGCTATATCTGGTAACAAAGAAGAATTCAAGAAAGGTATGATGCATGGATTATCCGACAAGGATAAAGAAAACGTCTATCATAAAGTAAGATCATCATTAAAAGAAGATTATGAAAATCCTAATCGTTTTGATTGGGGAACTCCTGCAGGAACAAAATACATGCAAAGTATGACGCCAAATGGTGAAATACAATGCCCCGAAGGAGAATACTGGTGCAATAATGATGGCAAATGTAAACCTTTAAGTATGAAAGAAGAAATGAATCTAAGAGAACAATATGTACTTGGTTACATTTATAAGTTAAATGAAAAGGTTGAGACTAACGACGGTGTAGAAGGCGAGATAGTATACAGAGGCTCAAATTACGTCACACTGCAATTAGAAGATAAATCAACAGTCAAGCGCTGGATAACAGATATAAACGAAGAAAAATACAGAACAGCTACTGGCGCACTCAAACAAAGACCAAGTTTTAAAAATTATCCCGATGTCAATAAGAAAAATGCTCCTAAAGGAGTCGCCTCGCCTTCTGAAGTGAAAAAGAATCAAGATAGTGCAAAAGATAAAGTGAAATCAAATCCAGATGATCCTAGTTTGTTAAAGCAGTGGTCTACTGATAAAGGCGTAAAAACTAAACCTTCAGTATATACCAAAGCATATAGAGAAAGGCATGGTTTGAAAAATGAAACTATACTTCCTTATTTACTAATGTCGCCAGAGCAAAAACAAGATTTACTGGAAGCTAATAATCAACTAGAATATGGTGGATACAAGACAAAACATTTTGACGCAAGTCCAGAAGCAAGAAAGAAATTTTCTGAGTTAATTAATAAAGTAGGTCCGTATGAAGCACCCCCTGGACCCAATGAACCAGTTCTTGCTAAGGTCCATGCGGGGATTGCAATGAAACCTCAGAATGTAAGACACATGCAATTTAGACAGTACACGGAGTTATAATGAATCCATTAGTAGAAGCACTACAACGAGCACTTGGTGACACCTTTAATTATTATCTTAAAGCGCAGTTCTATCATTGGAACGTAGAAGGTATCTATTTTCATCAATTGCATGAGATGTTTGGAAATATCTATGAAGATGCTCAAGGAGCAACAGATACTATAGCAGAATTAATCAGAACACTTGATGTTAAAGCACCAGGACATAGAGAAACATCTATGGCATCTGGTATTATGCCAGATGGTGTTGTGCCTGATGGTCGCACTATGGCATCGAATCTAGAAGCGGATAATAATCTTGTTATAATTTCTTTAATGACTGCGTATAAGATCGCGGAAGAACAAGGTGAAATAGGAATCTCTAATTCACTACAAGGTAGAATTGAGACGCATCAAAAATTTGGTTGGATGCTTAGAGCCACATCAAAATGAATAAAGTACATGTCGATCACGAATTATTGAAGGCAGCTATACAAGCAACCGATAATTATCTCGGTGTCTTAAAATCATCACGAAAAGAAGGAACTGAACAACATATTCATGATTTTACTCAGCATTATACCAATGCACATTCTGCATTAAAGGCATTAAATGCTGTAGAAGATCATGAACCATATATGAAAGAACACGTAGGAGAAATGATACGCAATGCTAAAGATGAGGATACTTCTTTAGCGGATGAACCATATACTCATATACCAAAGGGTCCCGGAGAAGCAGAATCTGTAGAAGTAGAGGGCGAAATGTTAGATGAATCCACGGAAGCAGCATTACAAAATAAGGCATCTAAATCAGGTGTATCATTAGGTACTTTAAGAAAAGTATTCAAGCGAGGAGTAGCAGCCTGGAGAACATCACATAGACCAGGTACAACACCTACTCAATGGGGCCTTGCTAGAGTAAATTCATATATTATGAAAGGTAAGACATATCATACTGCTGATAAAGATTTGCGTGAAGAAAATCTTTCTTTTAAATCTTTTAATGAAGAAACTTTAACCGATGGACAGCTCGAAGATATTGCTAATAATTTAGAGTGGCATGATATTGTAGAACTATATGCTGATAATGAGGTTGAATTTGAAGGAAATGATCCAGAGGTGATTGATGAAAAAATATCAGCTATGTCAAGAATTCAACGAAGAATGAGATTTGCGAGAACAGCATCGAAACGTAATGTGGCGAAATCAATAAAACTTAGAAGATCTTCAGATGTTAAAACGCTTCAAACTAGAGCAAGTAAAGCAGCTAGAAGAGCGTTGATGAATAGATTTTTACGTGGTAGAAATAAAGCAAGTCTTTCTGCTCAAGAAAAAGAACAGATTGAAGCACAAGTAAATAGAATGGCTGCTTTACAAGCAAATCTAGCTGTTAAGATGTTGCCAAGAATTAGAAATCTAGAGAAGCAAAGATTAGCTAAAAGATGAAAGTAAATTTTCGCAATTACATTCTTGAAGGCGAATTTCGTTTAAATGACGCTGAGGAAAGAAAACCACCCAATAAAGAATTGGATGATATGCGAGCATCTATTATCCCTGGGTGGGAAATGTTCGACCATCGATTTCTACAAGCGAAATACATTGCCAAAGATCACAGATTAGCTGTAGATTTAATTAAATACATAAATGATAAAAGTGAGGAACTAGATCATTTTGCTTTAGTTAAACAGGATGTAACTGAGGTTACAGTGAGGACAACCACATCGGATGTTAATGGATTGACAATACTGGATTTTAAATTAGCCAAAGCAATTGATGATTATGCGAAAGCTAATGACGTACAATTAGAAAGAACAAAAGGTATATTCGGTGATGAAAAAATTTAATTCACTGAGAGCTGAATTATACGAAGCCACATGTCCATTAGCTACGATGGATTTACATGAAAATGTAAAAAACAGACAACATGCTATAGACGAATATCTTTATGGTCCAGCTAATCCCAATGAACCAGGTGATCATTGGGATAAGGTTGCTAAGGTATGGGGCATTAGTGTGGACAATGCCAAGACAATGACATGCGGTAATTGTGCTGCATTTGATATTTCTGATAAGATGCGTAAGTGTATTGAAGCAGGAATGCAAGGAAAAGAAAAGGCAGCAGATGCAATGGCGACTGCTGAAAAGGCTGATCTTGGATATTGCAATATTCTTCACTTCAAATGTGCTGGTACCAGGACATGCAAACTTTGGCTAACCGATGGTCCAATAGATAATAAAGATCGTACAATGTAATGTTTCAAATCAGTAGTATAGATTTTCTTGATAATCCAATTGTTGATGTAAAAATTGATGATTTTCATTATGCTGATCCTAAAGCAGTGGATTTTTTCGATAAAGATGGGTATGAATTAACTAGGCTTGAGCAAGCATATTATTCTGCTCAAGGTTATAAGGTGGTTAAATATACTGCAGATCATCCGGGTATTTTTCAACCTTGGATCAGTGTTAATCATGAGAATATTACTATAGATCATAGTTGTGCAATGTATCGCTGCAGTTTTGAAGGCGATGCTAAAGAACAAATTGAGAAATATCGAAAAGAAAACTATAGAATAGGTTGGTTATTAACCAGCAAACAAAAATGGGGATTGGATTTGGATATAGATTATTGTGACAATGAAATCGCATTAGAAGTATTACATTTAGAATGGGATAGTCCCAATAAAGAATTTATAGAAGAAGAAAGAGTTAAGGCTGAGCAAATAGTATTAAACACCGATTGGGTGGATGCTGCTAAAAAATTATGGTCTATGCGAGATGAATGGCAATATCTCAAAGGTTGGTATGCTCAGGCACATTGGAAGGCAAATTATTTCGGATTAGAGAGGCCTTGGTACTAATGAAATCGTTTTTTAAACTAAGAGAAGAATTAGATTCATGCTGCGATGAATGCGCAGATGACACCTTGTATGGTTCGGTTGAGGAAGATTTTGAACCTACCGGTGATGAGCAATATGAAGATTGGGATGATATTAGTGAAGCGGGTCCTGGATTATGGGCGAATATTCATGCTAAAAGACAAAGAATAAAGGCAGGATCCGGAGAACGTATGCGTGAACCAGGTAGCAAAGGCGCACCGACTTCGTCTGCTTTAAGACGAGCAGCAGAATCATATGATGATTTGGATGAAGCCAAAGATTCTGATAAGTATTCCTACATAGATCAGACTAAAGGTCCTGTATTAAAGGGTAAAACTGGGACATATGTGGGTTATACACATTCTGCCACCAAAGGCAAAGGTGCCAATATTCTAAAGCATAACAAGACTAAAAAGTATTATGCGGCAGGTGGTTCTTCTACAGCATTTACTCAGAAAACTACACTACATGATACACCTGAAGATGCAGCTAGAGCATATCACAAAGGTAATCTTGCTGAAGCATCTCCTATGATCAAACCACCTAAGAATGAGTTTGGTAAGAAAGAAGATGCCTTTGCGCATGCCAAACAGCATGGCGGCAAGGTCATGAAAAAGACATTTACGCATCCTACCTCAGGTATGCAGACAGTTAGTTATGTGGTTAAGGAAGATGCTGAACAGATTGATGAGTTAAAAAGAAAGACACTAGCCAGTTATGTTAGCAAGGCAGCTGGTAGCTATGGTCGTGACAAACAGGTCATAGGCAGAACAAGCCCAGACGGTACCATGAAAAATGCCGAACCAGAACTTAAACGTGCAGTAAAGAATCGTTTAACTGGTATCAATCGTGCGGCCGAAAGACTGGCCAAAGAAGAAACCGAGATTGCTGAAGCAAGTAAAGAAACTGCACTTTCCTATATGCTTAAAAATCCTGGTAAAAAGTTACCTATGCACTTAGATCCTAATAGACCATTTGATCCAGATCCTCCTAAGAAAAATCCAAGTGCATTAGCAGGAAAATATGGACAAGG